ACAAAACAAAAAAAGTACAGACAACAGATTTTTGAGGTTGATGTTTTTCATATTGGTTTATAATTTTTGATATTCTGTTTTTGCGTCGAAACTCGGACAGGCTTTTGCCACAAGTGGAAAATCACGGTGTCCCTGTATGATTGCTTTTGGGAATTGCTTTTTCAACTCGATCAGCAGTTTTAACATTGACGCTTTTTGCGCTGCTGTTCTTGTGTCTTTTGGTGCTCCTTTTGTATCAATACCACCTATATAAGAGATATTAACAGTAACACTGTTGTGACCTGCAACACCGTTGGAAACTTGGTCGATGGGCAATAAATTGACCACTTCGCCATCTGGCTTAATGATATAATGATAACCAGGGTTCTTCCAACCTAAGTTGTTCTTCCAGTAATTTTGGATACTAGAAACTGATGTTGTTTGCGCTGTAGCTGTGCAATGAACTGCTAAAAAATTGATGTTTCTCATTCTGTTTTGCCGTTTAATTGCTTGTATTTTTTAAGTTCATCCGTGAGGTGTTCTACTTGGTCAATTAGTAAATCAATTTTTTTGTCACGCTCTTTTATCCTTTCGTCACGCTCTTCAATTCGTTTGTCACGTTCTTCAATAGCGGTAATGGCTTGATCTAATCTAGCTTTTGCATCGTCCAGTAACGAACGGTAAAACGCAGCTGATGTAACCTCGTTTCCTAACTCCTTTGCCTTCGCATCAGCGTTATCAATTTTAGTTTGAAACTTTGGTTTTATCCATTGCCAAACATTAGTACCGGCAACACCTAGAAAAGCAAAAAGGGCAGGATATAAGACTGCATTAAAAAAATTTTGATCCATAATCGACATTAAAAAAAAAGGCTGCCATCATTAAAGAGACAGCCTTTTACTATTTATATTCTATATTTTGCGCTATTAGGCAGTCGCAGCTTGAACAATCAAACCAAGACCTTTCCAGTCTTCACGAGCACAACGACCACCCATTTTCACTAATCCTGACTGTAAGTCACCATAGTATAATGGGTTATCAAAGTCTTGGAAAATCTTAGTGTCTCCCAATGCTTTTGTCACAGAGTCTTTTTGCCAGAAGATACTAGCCAAGTTATCCGTTGCTCCACGAGCTTCACCAGGCAATCTAAATACACCACCAGCGGCAAGTGTCAATACTGAGCTTCTTTCAAGGAAAGTGAAGCCTGCAAATTTTCCAACAACTCCATTTGTCAAGTCCGCAGAACCAGCAAAAGCCGCCATTTGATTTGCCGACAATGAGTCGATAAATTCTTGGTACATGAATGATTCTAACATTGCGTAACGCTCATTTTTGTTCACGTTATCTTTGTTAAATTTCGCTTGCATCGCTTGAACTTCTTTGTAAGTCATCGCCTTACGATTTCCTGTTTGCCCGTCTTCAGTATTTACGGCAGTAGACGCTCCACTTGTTGGGATCATTCTACCTGCTGGTAAAAATTCAACAGTTGTAGCTCCAGCCGCCGCAGGTTTTACACCACGAATCCAGTTGTACGTCAATTCATCGCCAATAGCCTCAGCCAATGTGTTGGTATGACCTGCAAGAACTGAGTCTTGTTTTTCGTAGCTGATCTCCATTCCTTCAGCAGCAGTAATCGCTGTTGGATCAGTTGTAAATACATCCAAAGCGTACATTACCGCCGTGTCACCACGTTGTACTGCTACATTTGCTCCAAAAGCTCTATTTTTGGTAACACCAGGGTTTGCACCCGCTTGTGGTAAATACACAATAGACCCGCCCATAATGTATTGTGACTCATCACGACATAGGGCAATGTGTGGATTTGATCTACGTAGTTTTTCTACGATGTAGGAGCTCCAAAACTCCTGTGGGATTTTATATGCCATCTTTTAATAAATTAAGCGTTAGGAAATTTTTCTTTTTTCAACTTTTCGAACAAGTCAGGAAATTTGGTTCTCACACCTTCTAACTCATTACTTGCGTACAAGTCATCCCATGATTTGCCAACAAATGGCTCAGAACCTGTTTTATCACCCAAATTGTCAGTGATCAAAGTTTGAGCAGGCATCGCATCGATCAGTTTTTTCAATCCTGTTGGATTGGTCGCGAAACTATCAGCCAATTCCGTCGCTAAAGCTTCAGTAAGCTTTTTGGCAGTTTTACCATTGTCCAATAGGTCTTGAACCTCTTTGGCTACATTAGCCGCTTGCAGGTCTTTTAGCTCTTGCTCTTTAGCAGTCAAAGCCGTTGCTTTGTCAGCTAAGTCCTTTTCTAGTCCTGGTACTTTCTTGGCATTATCAATCAAGTCCTGAAAGGCTTTGTTCGCATCTTCCTCAGAAGACTTATCGCTTAAATTTAAAGCCGTAAGCATCACGGCGGTCAAAAGGATTTTACTCATTTCTTTAGTTTTAGGTTTTACAAAATCAGCTAGATTTAGCTCGTTATCGTTAATGTCGTAGAGATTAGCAAGTGCATTATGATTGCCAGGAATGTCCACAAATGAAATTTCACGAGGAAACCATTTGGTAACCGTAGGACCTGTTTGTCCAGGTAACATCAAATCTTTATCGTCTGAAGCTTCCAATACAATTATTTTACCCATTGAGGCCGCATTGATAAACCCCGCTTCAACTTGAGCGGCGATATCTTCGCCTTTGGGGTGTGATAAATTGATCACTGGCTTACCAAAAAGTTTATCGGCTTCAATTCTTAAATCTTCCCATTTTACTATAACACCACCTTCACGGTCGTGCATCAAGAAACCAATAGGATTCTTTTTGTATTGTGCCAAATCGAGTCCGGCAGTCAACAGTCTATAGCCGTAAACATTTACGCTATTGTCTGTTAAACAAAACTCTTTATCGATTTTTTTAAACTTACTCACTGGCTAAAATTTAGGGTTGCTTATTCTTGAGGGTACAAACATCCGAATGTTTGCAACCCCTTGAAAATAAGTGTGCAACCCTTGCAGACTTATTTTAAAAAAGGCGGTTAAATGGTCAATTTTGCCCTGTAATCAAGTCGAAAATGGGAATTTCTAAAGCACAGGAGCGAGAGTATGCTCGAATATTATATGTAAGCGAGCGCATCACCTTTAAGGAGATTGCGGAACGCACTGGTGTTACCGAAAAAACAATTGGTAAATGGGCTGAGGCTGACAATTGGGCAAAACTTAGAAAAAGCTTATTGACCACCAAAGAGAATCAATTAGTACACTGGTACAACCAGCTCGAGGCAATGAACGAGAATATTGCAGAAAGAGACTTACCGGTACCCGATTCCAAAGAAGCCGATGTCATGAGTAAGATCACATCTAACATCCAACGACTCGAAACTGAAATTGGACTTGGCGAATATGTCGAGGTGGGGCGTAAACTCTTAACCTTCATTCAATCCATTGACTTGAATGATGCCAAACGATTCAAAGGATACCTTGATGAGTTTATTAACTCAAAATTAAAAAATGGCTAAAAAAGTAAGCAATAAGGAGTATTTAGATATATGGCGTGAGTTCTGTGAAAACATGGACAATGCCACACCTATTGACTTGACCGAAAGCCACGGGGCAAAACTAAGGCGCATCACGCACCTGGAGAAAAACCCCGAAGAGTGGTTTAAATACTACTTTCCAAATTTCTATACCAGCGAACCCGCTGATTTTCATATAAAAGCAACTAAGCGTGTATTAGCAAATGCCGAATGGTACGAAGTCCGTTCGTGGGCGCGAGAACTCTCCAAGTCAGGGCGCACCATGATGGAAGTACTATACTTGGCAATGACAGGCAAGAAGAAAAATATTCTTTTGATCTCCAATTCTGCTGACAATGCCGAAAGGTTGCTTTTACCTTACAAGGGAATCCTAGAACGTAATAACCGAATTATTGCTGACTACGGAATCCAAAAACGTGTTGGTTCTTGGGAGTCTAGCGAGTTCAAAACTCGCAAAGGCGTATCCTTTAGAGCCATTGGTGCGGGTCAATCCCCTCGTGGAACTCGTAACGATGCGAGCCGTCCAGACACCATACTTATTGACGATATCGATACGGACGAATTTTGCCGAAATGTCGAGCTCGTAAAAGAGCGCGTTAAATGGATCGAACAGGCTTTAATACCTACACGATCTATCTCAAATGGTTTATTGCTTATTGCTTGTGGCAACATCATTGCAAAATATTGCTGCATTACTGAGATGGGTAAAAAAGCAAATAAATGGGATGTAGTAAACATTCGAGACAAGGAAGGAAAAAGCACTTGGCCACAAAAAAACACGGAAGCGGCTATCTCAAGAGTATTGAGTATGATTTCATTCGAAAGTTACCAAAAGGAGTATTTCAACAACCCAATGGATGGTGGCGATACTTTCAAAGATATTATTTTCGAAAAGTGTCCGCAGCTACGCCATTGTGATACGGTGGTTATTTATGCCGATCCTGCACCGTCAAACTCAGACAAAACGAATGCGAGTAGTAAGGCGGTTGTGATTGTAGCGCACAAAGGACTAAACTATTATTTATACAAAGTTTGGGTTGACCAAATGAGCAATTCACAATTTTGTGAGTACCTATTTGAAGCGCACGACCTTTGCAAAAATGCAGGTGTTGACCCGATTTACATTTGGATTGAAAACAACTCTTTGCAAAATCCTTTTTACGAACAAGTGATTATGCCACACATATACCGAATAGGAGACGAACGAAAAACGTTTTTACCTATTCGACCAGATGACCGTAAAAAGCCCGAGAAATACGCAAGGATTGAGGGAACGCTCGAACCGTTGAACCGTTTAGGACATTTGATCTTTAATGTGATGGAGGAGAAAAACCCACACATGGAGCGAATGGTGGCGCAGTTTACCAACTTTAGCCGAAAGGCAAAATTAATGGATGGACCCGATGCCGTTGAGGGTGCGGTCAAAATAGCCCAAGATATAGTAATAAGCAATTCAACAGGAGCAATCGAAACGTTCCAGCGAAAAGCAAATAAACATAGAATGTAATGTTAGTACAACCATCAGAACTTATCACGGAATTATACCCAGAGATTCAAAACGCAATCACTAGGGGAAATAATGACGAAGTAATATCGCAGATTAAAGCCGCTGAGGACTATTGCAAATCATACCTGTTTAAATACGATTTAAAAGCCCTTTTTGGCGACGATAGTGCTGAACCATTTGTAGCTCCAACTATTGTAGACAACAACCTTAAAAAAACCATTAAGGTGATCGCCTCTTATTGGTTAGTTCGAAAAGCAAGCCCCAACGTTAACTTAGACATATTTCGTGAGGATTTCGAGCTGATGGTTGGTAATAAAGAAATACCGGGATGGCTGTATGATATCAAAGAAGGGAATATAAATCCCGCATGGCCATACAAAGCCGATGACCCCACAACACCTGAAGACGAAAGCACCGAAAACGACGGTGTATTTTTCGATTCCAACCCTAAACGCACCCAAAGATTTTAACTATGGCAACGAATATAGAAAAACCAAAAACCCCCGAAGCATTTGTCATTCACGACTTAACGCTTGTAGCACCTGATCGCCAAAGCAAAGACATTGGAAAACTAAAAGAAGCAGTCGTCGGTGCCGAAAGTGTATACTTTCCAAACCGTGTAGCACTGTATGACTTGTATCACGACATCCTATCAATGGATGGCTTTTTGCGTGGTATTATTTCGAAAAGAATTGATACAGTCAATAACAAAAAGATCAAATTCATTCAAGCCGATGGGAAGGAAAATGAGGACCTCACCAAACTGATCAACGGACAAAAAGGACGTGATTTGATTACGCTACTAATGGAGTCTAAAATTTGGGGAACCTCGGGAATGGAGTTTGTTGTAGGTCCTGAATTGGAATTTAAAGAAGTGCCACGAAAACACATCAAACCTGAAAAAGGTGTAATTACTAAATCACAATACGGCGTTTCAGTAGACAACGGCTTTGAGTATGAAAATATGCCTTTTGTTTGGGTGGTGGGTAAACCACAGGATTTAGGTTTGTTGTTGGCTTGCTCTATGTATGGTATTTATAAACGTGGCACTTTTGGCGATTATGCACAATATGTAGAGATATTTGGGCAACCGGTGCGCATTATGAAATATGACGCCTACGACACCAAGACCAAGCAGGAACTAAAAACGGTAATGACCGAAAGCGGTTCGGCTTTGGCTATTATGATACCAAAGCAAGCCGAATTCGAAATGATGGACGGTAAAGCCTCCAATGCTGATGGCAGGTTACAATTGGGATTAATTGGTGCATGTAATGAGGAAATGTCCATTGCTATTTTGGGTAATACCGAAACAACCAAAGCAAGTAGCTCGAGTGGCTACGCTCAGAGCAAAGAGCATGGAGAACAACAGGATGAGTTGACAATATCTGACTTGATATTTGTAGAGAACTTATTGAACTCTACCAAGTTTTTGAACATCTTGAAATCCTACGGTTTTGACGTAAACGGAAAGTTTGAGTTTGAACTTGATCTTGATTTAGCCAAGTTGAAGCTGCGAATGGAAATCGATACTTTTGTTAGCGAAAAGGTACCTATTGCGGATGACTATTGGTACACCACGTATGGCATTCCTAAGCCTGATAATTATGATGAGCTCAAGGCGAAAATGGAAGCGCAAAAGCAATTAGGAACCTCAGAACCTGGAGAAACTGAAACGGCAAAAAAAAGCCAAAAGCCAAAAGCCAAAAAAGGGCAATTGACTGAGACCAAAAAGCAAAACTTAGCCGATAAGTTCCTAAAGAACTTAGCCGATTTTTTCGACCAAGCCCAACACTAGTTGGGCAATTGAACGATTTATATAGTGAGCGTTGCAATTGTACCGTTTTGCCAGACTTAGCCGATAAGGACCAAGAATGGGACGCTATTTATACTGAAATTGCAAGACAGCTACTAGAAGGCGAAGACCTCGATACGGATGCGCTGTATAACAAAACAGCTAAGCAATTAGTTGAAGCGATGCGAAAAGGCTTTGGCGGTACCTACGAAGATGAGGACAGCCGCAAGAAGTTACAAGACCAATTCACTCGAAACATTGAGCAGTTTAGCTATGCCAAGACCTTGACGCAATTTCATTTGTTCAAGGACGCGCTGTTTAACGACAAAGGGCAAATTCAGTCCTTAGCAACTGTGAAAAAACTAGTTGCTGATACAGGCGAAGTTTTCAACAACAATTACTTACGTGCTGAGCATTCGTTTGTAACCCAAACCGCTATCATGGCGAATAAATGGGAAACGTTAGATAGTGAATATTTAGAGTTTACCACAGTGGGAGATACCCGAGTGCGTCCAGAACACAAACTATTTGACAAGTTCACCGCTTTGAAAAGCGATCCAATTTGGAAACGATTATACACACCACTGGATTGGGGTTGTCGTTGTACCGTTATACCGGGCATTGCTCGAAACCTAAGCAAGGAGTATGATAGTGCTTGGGCTAACAAAGTAGTTGATCCATTGGTAAAGGGAACTATTTTCGATAATAATGCCGCTTTGACTGGTAAAGTTTTTACAGACAAGCATCCTTATTTTAAAGCTAAAAAATGACTCCACAGGAATTCGACAGAACACTAAGAGCTAAGGCAACCGAAATAAGAGCCTATACCAACAACCGCTATCCATCAGTAGCAGGAAACGTGGCTTTGCGGTTTATCAACGGTAATTTTAGAGCGCAAGGATTCCAAGGTACTAGTTTTAGTAAGTGGAAAAAAGGCAATAAATCTAGGGGTACAACCTTGGTGGTTTCGGGTGCTTTGCGTGCCGGGAACCATTACACTACCCAACCAGGACAAACGACCTTAAAAAACAATATGCCGTATGCCAAAGCACACAACGAGGGGTTTAGTGGCACTGTGCAAATAAAGGCACACAGTCGTAACAAATACAGCAAGGCAAAAAAAGGAACGGGCAAGTTTACCAAGTCAGGCAAGGAGCGAATGCAAACGGTTACTTATAAATCAGGAAGCAGCCAAGTGCGAGCGCACCAACGCAAAATGAACATACCCAAACGGCAATTTATGCCAACACACCAAAACGATAGTCCTGTGCTGAACAACGCTATTGTAAGACAAGTAACAAGAGATATTCAACAATTAATGCAACGATGATGGAAAGCCCAATAGCCAATTTATTCTTAGCGATTCAAGATCGCATTTTAGACCAGGTACCAGAGATCAAATACATTGACCAAAACATGGGACAATATTTGAATGAAGACTTTAGAAAGCAAATGTTATTCCCTGCTTTGCTGGTTGATTTCCCGATCGAAGA